GTCTAGCGAACGGACAGGCGCTTACTATTACTTTACAGGATAGTGATACCGATGTTGATGGTGACTACGCTGCTTTGGCAACGATATACACGATTACCGCAAGCGGTGCCACCGAGTTAGCAGTAGGAGCAGACCTTGGCGAAATAGTATTGCCTTATACAGCTAAACAGTTTGTAAGGGCTACCATTACAACAGATGACGTTGCTGCGACAGGCACAATAATGGTTTACCCTGTATACTTGCCTAGATAGACAGTATACTAAATAGGAGGACACACAAATGCCACTTTGCCCAAAATGTAAAAAGCATTTCGGAAACTACGACGAAGCATATAAACAACACATAGCTACTTGCGGTCGCCCAAAAACAGCGCCCGCAGTATCTGTGTTAGATACCCCGTTAGAAGTGAAAGAGATGGAAAAGGTATTAGCCCAAAGAGAGCTAGAGTGGAGCGCAATAATCAAAGCTAAAGATGTAGAGATTGAGGCCCTAAAAAAAGCAAAATTTACTTTAGAAAAAAGTGTACAAGGTTACAAAGGCGCAACTGGCGCTCTACAGAAGACAAACGCTGTAAAGAAAGAAGAGATAGAGCTTAACAAGAAGGCATTTAATCGGATGAAGAAATTGTTAGTACCCCACTCCAATGAAACTTTCGAGTGGAGAGCGTATTCCATTAAGGAATATACGGTAAAATCTTTTATGGAAAAAGGTGAAAAATAGGCTATGGCACACGCACTATTACCAAAATTAAAATTGAGGCTAACAGGTACACAAGAGCTACCCGCTGACGCGGTACTAGAAGAGTACTTAGCCATCGCAGAAAATATAGTCATAAATAGACTGTACCCTTTTGTTGATGACGTATCAACTACAGCAGTCCCAGATAGGTATGAAAGCGTGCAAGTAGATATTAGTGTTGCGCTAATCAATAAGAGAGGTGCTGAAGGTCAGACTTCACACGAAGAAAACAGTATAATAAGGTCTTATTCTAGTAACGACGTCCCTCCGGGGTTGTTGTCTAGGATAATACCATACATAGGGTAACAGGCTACTATGCGCAATATGGCTATCAATAAAAGCACCATATATTATGCGAACCCAGTAAGTCGTGAGCCAAGTGTAAACGCCGAGGGCTTCCTAACAGGGGATACGTCAATAGAGTATACTACACCCGTTGCTATTGCGGCCGCTATAACAGAACCGCTTAACGCATCGGACACACAAGCCTATGGCAGAGTAGAGAATTACGATAGAGTAATAACGCTCTTGGGGTCACCGTTTGTACTGGACACACGAATATGGGTAAATAAGGTAACAACAGAACCATATGACTACATAGTCGTACAGCCGGGAACAAACACCTTAGTAAGACAGGTGGAAGTAAATGCCTAATCTTACTAGAGAGTACACGATATCAAATATGCTCTCTTTAGAAGAAATGCTTCTAAAAATGAGTGCCGAAATCGAGGCTAGGGCGACTAAACTTGTTAAAGACTTAACTACTCGAGGCGAGGCTATGGCGGCCGCAACGCTACCACAGTCGGACTATTCGCAAGAGGGTACTAGCATATCCGCAACGATAAGTAAGTACACAGGAACTATTAGGGCAAGAGGCTCACAGGTAGTTTATATAGAGTTTGGTACCGGAATAGTAGGGGCGCAAAACCCAGAGCACCCAAAACCATCATTATGGCCCGGCTATATGGGACACGACGTAAACAAACACGGTAGTAAAGGTTGGTACTTCCCAATCGGTGATAGGTCACATATATCCGTGTTATATGGTAAGAAAGTGGCGAGGTATCAACACACAACAGGAAGATTTGCGTCTGCATTTATGTATCGAACGGCAATGTATGTTCGTAGGGAGTTTTCAAAGATGCTTACCGAAGGAGTTATACGATGATAGATATTGAGCCAGAAGTTTATACGGCTGTGTATAGGGTGCTAAAAGAGGCCTATCCAAGTCTTAACGTGCTCAACGTAGAGCCATCGGGCGAGGCGAGCTTACCCGCAGTGTACTTCTATCAAATGAGTAACGTGAGCGACCCAGTAACAAGGGAAACGGATAGTAAGAGGGAGTACTCTACTGCGGTAACGTTTCAAACAGAGGTTTATACGGCCTCTAGTAACAAGAAAGGACTATCAAGAGAGATAGTTTATACGGTAGACGACGTATTATCAAGTGAGCCATTCGGGATGAGGAGAACGCAAGCGGGAAGCATCCCCAACTTATACGAAAACACGATATACCGTTTTATAATGAGGCATACCTGCTCTGTAACAAAATACGGAGTAATATACTAGGAGGTTAGTAATGAGTAATCTAAATACACCAGTTGCTGCGGGAGGTAGCAAAAAGTCAGTATCGTTTTTAATGTGGTCACCCACCGATACATCTACGGCTCTAGAAGACGTAACCGCGTCTACTATAGTCCCCTTTATCAATGTTTTGTCAGCGCCGGAGGGCGGGCAAGAACCAGATAGTTATGATGTATCTTCTCTTGCGGATAGAGCAGCGAAAATGGCGCAAGGCAGAGAGAAAGGCGGCATTATGCCATTCCCTTGTAACTATACACCAGACAACTATAGCAAGGCTAAATTGGCTCAAAACTCGGAGAATTCTTATTGGTTCTTCTTGTTTATGGGCGAAGATAGCGACGATAACCCAGATGGGCACTACGGTGCTTGGGCTTGGAAAGGTACAGTACACGCAAGACGTAATGAGCTTGCACAAAATGGTAATTTCACTATGACAGTTACCTGCTATACAGAAGATGTAGCCATAACCGAGTATAACGCCTTCACTGCATTAGTACCCGAGCTTAATAGTGTAGTTCTTACTAACTCACGGGTAGGGGTAGAGAGTACTCTCGCTTTAGTATATGCAAGTGCAACACCACCTACGGGCCCAACATTGGCATACCAATGGCAGTTAGGCGAAAGTGCTTACACTTCTTTTAGTGATATAGCTACGGGCGTTACGTCCACCTACACACCTGTCACAGCAGACCAAGGTAAGTTCTTAAGATGTTTGGTTTCCGCTACTGGAACAGCTAGGGGCACACGGTACTCACAAGTACTAGAAGTAGAAGCCGCAGCGTAAACATAATATGAGGAGGATAATATATTATGATTAAAACAACAAAAAGTATAACAATTAAACACGAGGGCGTGGACCTTATACTAAGGTATTCACGAAACAGTATCCGTAAAATGGACGCGTCAGGGTTCGTGTTTAGAGCAGAAAAGGCAACGGTTAGTATGTATACACAATTAATTTGTGGCGCTTTCTATGAAGCCTGCCCTAGGTCTTCGGATGACGACATATTAGATATCTATCTAGCAACTATCCCAGAAGAGCATAGAAATGATTTCATAGCGGCTCTTGTGGATATGTATGTAGAGATATTACAGCAGTTTATAGGCACAGGTGAAGCTAACACAAAAAAGATAGCTCCGCCTTGGAAGAAGAGCTGGTAATATCCTCGGCAACAGAGTACTTAGACCTAAACTGTTCATATATGATGTCCCTAGGAATGTCGTTACACGACTATTGGCACGGATATGTTGAGAACGATGCCTACTACATTGAAGCCGAACAACACCGCCTACACCGGGACAATGTATTAGCCCATAGGGCTGGAATGTACGTGCAAAGCGCGGTAGCCGTTATAGCTAGCAACATCTTACGTAAGAAGGGAGACACCTCCCCTATTGCGGAGTACCCAAGAGAGCCTTATCCGATAACACAGAAAGAGTTAATAGAGGCCAACAAGAAAGCAGAGAGGCGAATTGAAAAGAAGGAATCTAATCATATTCAAGATATGCAGACTTATATGAGAGGTATGTGCAGATAATGACCGGTAGTAGCTTAAACATTGATACCCTATCAATAAAGATAACCGCTTCCGCAGCGAACGCGTCTAAAGCCTTACGGGGCTTAGCCGTTGACGCTAAAAAAGTTGACGTAGGTGCAAAGCAAGGGGCGGTAGGTCTTACAAAGCTACAACTTGCTATGAAAAAGGTAAGCGCCGCGCGTGCGGGTATAAAACTTACTACGGATAGCCTAGCTATGCTCGCAATGAAAGCGTATGCTATGCAACGTGTAGCACGTATAATCTCGACTTGGGTTCAAGCAACCAACGCTTTCGTTGAAAATATGAACTTATTTACTGTCTCTATGGGCGAGTACGCCGATGAGGCAGTTTCTTATGCAGAAAAAGTGCAAGACGCTATGGGCATTGATATGTCCGAGTGGATAAGGGCACAAGGTATTTTTAATAATCTATTAACCGGTTTCGGAGTAATCTCCAAAGAAGCGTTCCTTATGAGTCAAAATCTAACCCAGTTAGGCTATGACATATCATCATTTTATAATATACAAGTAGACACGGCGCTTACAAAACTACAGTCCGCTGTAGCGGGTGAGTTAGAACCGTTAAGGCGATTAGGTTATGCAACAGACCAAGCAACCCTACAAGCATTAGCTTTTTCTTTTGGCATAACGAAGTCCTTTAATACTATGACGCAGGCGGAGAAAGTAACGCTACGATACACAGCTATTATGAATCAATCGTCAAAAGCTATGGGCGATTTAGGTAGAACCATTGCGACACCAGCTAATGCTTTAAGAATTTTAGGTCAACAGCTAACACAGTTAGAGAGAGCCTTAGGTCAAGTAATACTACCCCTGCTTATGGAGATGTTACCTTATATACAGGCAACGGTATTGGCGTTACGAGATTTAATGTACGAGATGTCTGCTTTAACGGGATACGAGATACCTGTAATTG